ATTGTGGCAGGGCTTTTTGTTATTCAAAGGTTTGGTCAAAGGTCTTATCAAAGATTTTTCTTCCCCATTTAGAGTTTTTGATTTTCCCTTTTATGGTTAGTTCATTAGCGCCTTTATCGTATTGCAGGGCTTCCGTGCCGAAAGGATAGATGCTGTAAGTTTCGCCATTGATATAAACATCTATGTATCCTCTGCTCGGTATCTTCTCCCCTGTGTAGATATCCTCGCCTATTCGCCAGCGATTGTAGAGATTGTAGAACTCCTCAAAGGTTACATTCGTGAGCGTTATCTCTATGTTTTCCGTGCCGAACAGCACACGGCTTGACCTCCTTAATCTTTCAAGGTTGATGTTTTCATTTAAAATATCTTTCTCTTTTGGTAGGTATGGTATTTTATCCGTGTCAGGCTCTACCTCTATCTTTCCGTTGTTCTTGTAGTTCGTTACGATGATATTCTCGCCGTTAGGTTTCTTGGATAGTCCACCACCGAAGAGAGGAAACCACCTTTTCATATGGTATTTAGGATTATGGTAAAGATTTACGGCTGTTCGTTTATTCTTTACGCCCTCGGCTGAAATAAAGCCATCTGTTGCCGTGGCGTTTCTGTTCTTAATCACCTCGGTCAGCGTGTGTTCTATCTTGGTAAGGATTGTCCCCTGTTCTATTCCTGTTCGTTTGTCAAGGGTCAGCGTGTGGGATTTGATGGCAAGGATAGTGTATTCTCCTACATTCAGCCCCTCCACGATTTTGATTTTATCCCCTACTTTGAAAGGCAGGGTATCCCAAGGCGATTTAGAGGCTGTAAGGGTAAGCACTCCCCCAGCATCCGAGTGGGTAACATCAGGGAAAGAACCTGAATCCACATAACTCCCTGTAACAGTGTCTATCAATACCAAATCATCATCGTTGTCGTTGGTGTTGTCGTTGGTATCATCCAGCAAGTCTTGGATTTTATACTCATCGATGATGAAGCCTGTGGTCTTATCAAGTTTCTTTTTAACCGACTTTATCGGTGTGGAACATTCCATTTTCGTGTTGAAGTTAAAGATATCCCCTTTCTTCTTGGTAGAATATTTCTTTGTGCCGAATATCAGGTTGTTATAACTTATATCCTTATCGTTTTCTATTGTCAAATTCTCTTGAACAAAGTCTTTACTTGTAAGGTCGTACGCCTGAACATCTTTGAAGAAGTAGTCTATATCCTCCACGATAAGTTTATTTTCTATAACATCAAAGCCAAGGGCTAATAGTGGCGCAGCACCCTCGTAGAATAGCGACTTAAACGAGGTGTTTATTTTCTCTTCGCCTAAAAAGATATTCGCCACGCCACGAAGAAACGCACCTGTGGCTACATATTGATTGGCGTATTTCCCTCCCTCCGAGAGGATATTAGAAACCAGCCTAATCTTTCCATCGGAATAATTCTCTGCCACTTTGTCAATAGCATCAAAAAGGCTTACCACCTTGGACTTCCTACCGAGTTTGTCAATGCTGGAAGATATGGTAATGGCGCTGTCTGTTCTTCCGAAGTAGAATTGACTTTGCTCTATACCCTCTGGGAAGTGCAGATACACCCACACTTTACTTCCTGCTGGAATATCTCCAAGGTCAAATTCTTTGTTGTTGAATTGTATATGCCCAAAGTCTGTTCCTTCCAACGGCTCAGATGATGCAAGGTGTAGCGTGTGTCTTTGGTTTATTCCACCTCCTCCGTATTCTATTTCTGCCATCATATGAAAAGAAAGTGGCTTGGCTTTCTCTATTGTGTTTATATATCGAGGGTCAAACTTCACTATCTTACGAGCCTTGAAATTGATATTGGAAATAGACAGGGTTACATTAGTGTGGCTCAATTCGGTGTTAAGCAGTGGATATTCTTCTTTTGAAGCCATTGGCACGCCTACATATTCAACGATAGTTTTCTTTGTGGTAATCCAAGAATTATCAGGTGCTTCAATCCAAGAGTTGCCTCCTCCTGAATGATTTTTCCCTGAATTGCTTTCTTCTGAATTGTCCTCTCCCGCTACAAAATACCCTCCGTATTTATCAAAGTTTTGTCCTATCTGTTTTGTATCTTGTTTAAGATTAAACAAAGGAAACGGCTTGTTTATAGGTTTGTATATCGGTTTTCTTAATCCTACTGGATACACATTAACATCTACCAATCTCGCCCCCATATAATTAAACCAGTTTCGGTTTGAGTCGGTTTCTCCATCCATCCACCATATTGTCTGTACCTTTTCCTCTTCGGCTTTTAATATGATTTCACGGCTGCCTATCGGTTCTATTTGGTTTTCATCCAAATTCTTCTTGGCGAATAGGTTTATCGTGGTATCTTCTCGAGTGTAGAATTTATTCTGTGCTTCCCTTTTCTTGATTTCGCACTCTATCACTCGCTGGCTGTTTTCATAGTTCAGCTGGTATTTATTCAGGTTTATTTCAAAGCCTTCACCCAAGATGTCTTTCTCTGTGCCATTATGGACAACATACCACCTGAATAATATCTGTCCATCTCCTCCCTGCTCATCATACACACCCTTGATGATGTCAAAGGTGCGTTTGTCGTTGTATTCCAATATCTTTATCTTGGAAGTTTCGCCAAGAATAAAGTTGTCAATGTTGTAGTATTCCTCGTTTACATCGATGCTGATGTCCAAGGAGTCAAAACCATCAGGCTCTTGTATATCGTGGATACCCTCGTATTTCCCTGATAATACTTCTAATCGGAATATCTGCCCTACTCCACTTTGGTATTGTATATTCTTAATCCCTTTCATTTCCCTTTATTTTAATAACATTTTTGTTTTTCTTTACTCTGCTTACTGCCACTGGTATTTGTCCGCCTTTTTGGGTATATATGAAGCCGTTAAGCTCAAATACGCTGGTCTTATCATACTTTCTCATCACTCGGTCTTGCTGTTCGCCTATTTTAGTCGCTAACTTATCGTAGTCTATCGCTGGTGTGTTGATGTTCATCGGCACTTGGATATTCTTAACAATGCCATTAGACAACAGAACCTCATCCAGCGCAGGTGTTTTGATGTTCTCTAATATCTTGCGTGTTTCCGATGCTGTGTAAATTCGGTCGCCCTGCTCCAAATATTTCAGCCTTGCACCTTTGTCACTTCCTAAATCCTTGATGTTTCCGTGCTTATCGGTATGGATTTCGGCTCCTCGCTCATCTGTCCACGCCCAGCCTTGTGGTGCGTTTTTCGTTCCAACGAAATATTGAGGCACTGGGTTTTTACTCATAATCAGTCCTGCTTGTAGCGCACCGAAAGCAAGTGCAATTCCAGCAGGAACGAGACCAGCAGGAACACCAAGTTGAGCGATAGACTGCGTTGCTCCTAATGCTCCGTTCATCAGCGCCTGTTGTGCCTGCGCCCTTTGTTCGGCTCTTGCCTTTTGCGATTGTATCAATTTCTCTTTCTGCATCTGCTGTTCCTTGATTACCATAGCTTCATCTTCCAAGGCGTTACGCTCAGCGATTTGCTCCTCGGTAAGTTCAGAAAGTCCATTAAGCGCATCAAGTCTTTTATCAATGAAGCCAAGTTCTGTTTCTGTTATCATCTTCGAGCGTTCCAATTCCTCATCAAGTTCAGCAATCGTTCGCTCCTTACCTGATGATATTGCTTTCCCTGCAAAGTCACTGATTAGCGCAGTAGCCATGTTCATATAGTCAGCGAAAGACATAGAGAAGTCCTTACCTTGCTGTAATATCTTGCTGTATAGGTCAGAAAACTGCTTACTCACAGCATCTAATCCCAAGTCTGCCAAGTTCTGCTCTACCAAGTTTTTGAGCGGTTCTAATCCCTCTACGATACGCAGGAACATCTTATTGGCTTTGTTCTTCTCGTTTTCCATTATAGAAGTGTCCAGCTGTGTTATCTGCAAGTCAGTCTGTGCGAGTTGGACTTTTTCATCCTCGTTAAGGTCTTTGCCTTGCTCTTGCAGAAGCGCCCTTTTTGCTTCCAACTGCTCTTTTAGTAGTTGTAGTTTCTCTTTCTCTCTCTTATTGACTGCTATGGTAGTGTCGTATTCTAATAACTCCAAGAAGTATTGCTTATCCTTGTAGGATATATTCTTGTCGTTCATTATCATCTGCTTCTTATATTCGGCAGTTTCTTGACCAAGAAGTTTGATATACTCTATTTCCTTTTGGTTTTTTTCCAACAGCGCTTGGTTGAGTTGCCTCATCTTATCCTGCTGACTTTCGTTTTCATCGAATAGGTCTTTGGATTTCTGCGCTTCTATTTCCCTCTGCTCCTGCTTGTATTTTTTAGCAAGGTCAAGCAGTTTGGTGTAGTATGTATCTTTTTCTTTGATTACGAGGCTGTCTATTTCTATTTCCTTTACCAAAAGGTCATAACCTGTAAGTTCATTTTGCGCCTCTACTCGCTGTCTTCGGAACTCCTCCAATAGTTTGTTATGCTCAAAATCCAAGTCTTTACGAGCCTTGTCAAAAGCCTCTTTGTCTAACTGCTCTTTGGTCTTCTCTTTTTTTACCCTGCCTTTGGCTTTTTTCTTTTTCTTTTCTTTGTTTGCCTTTGGTGGCTCTACTACTTTCACACTACTTCTTGGAACAAGTTCACCATCTACATAAGTGTATTCATTGGCTCTTTTATTAGTGAATTTTCCATTTGCAGC